AACAAGCACGTTAAAGAGGAAAATCAACGCCAATGATTGGGAAGGAGCCAAGGAACAATTGATGCTCTGGACTAAAGGTGGCGGCAAGGTTTTGCCGGGCTTGTTAAAACGCCGCACGGCTGAGTGCGCTTTGTTGGATTAACCGATGGCACTTAAAAAACTAACCCTGAAAGCCGGTGTTAATAAAGAAAACACCCGCTATACCAACGAGAACGGTTGGTACGTTTCCGACAAGATGCGGTTTCGCCAAGGTACGCCTGAAAAAATTGGCGGTTGGGTGCGTATTTCTGCGTCTGTCTTTCAAGGTGTATGCCGTTCCTTGTGGAACTGGATTACTTTAAGTGGTTTAAATCTTGTCGGTGTAGGTACTAACTTAAAGTTTTACATTGAAAGCGGTGGGTTTTATAACGACATCACACCATTTGACAAATACACTGGTGCAAATGCTACGGGTAGTGTTGATGGATTAATTGGTACCGGTTCTATTGGCGGTACGGGTACGGGTAGTATTGGCGCTACAGGAACTGGTTATGTGGGTGCTGTTGTTACTGGGGCTTTAGGTTCTACAAATACGGCATCTATTGGTTTTAAATGTACTGCTGCTATTGCCACTACGACCATGACGGTATCAGCCGTATCAGAGGGTGTGCTGTCTGTCGGTGACGTTATTTCAGGTACAGGCGTTACTGCTGGAACTAAAATTACCGCACTGGGTACTGGCTCTGGTGGTGTTGGAACCTACACAGTAAGCGCATCTCAGACTGTTGCCTCAACTGCTATTACAGGAACATCTGTTGTTTTGAATGTCACGGCAGTTACTGGTGGCACTTTATATGTTGGTGATACGGTTCTTGGGACTGGCGTAACAACTGGCACTACGATTACAGCTTTAGGTACTGGAACGGGCAGTACAGGCACATACACATTAAATTTTTACCAACAAATTGCTTCGTCTACATTAACAACTGAGTCAATCCAACTTAATGTAACTGCGGTATCTAGCGGTAATATAAACCTTGGCGATACCATTACTGGTACTGGAGTAGCAACATCAACTGTTATTACTGGGTTTAAAAATAAGTTTGTTGGCACTGCATCAATTTCATCTACAACCATGACCATTAGTGCCGTCACTAGCGGTGCGGTTTCAGTGGGTGATATTGTTACTGGCTCTGGTGTTGTTGCAGGTACAACAATTAGTTCGTTTGGCTCTGGGTCTGGTGGTGCTGGTACATACAACATCAACATTTCACAGACTACAGCATCAACCACAATTTCCACATATAGCAATGGCGTTGGTGTTTATTCTGTAAGCAAATCTCAAACTGTTGCATCAACCACCCTAACTACCCAAGCAACTCAGTTAATCATCACTGCCGTTACAAATGGTGTTTACAACATTGGGGACGTAGTTAGTGGTACTGGTGTAACCACAGGAACCACGATTACTGGGTTTGCAACAAAGTTTTCTGGAACGGCCAGTATTGGTTTCCAAGCTTCAGGATCTATTTCTGGCACAACGCTAAACATTGTTGGTATTGTTGGTGGAATTATTTCTGTTGGAGATGCAATTACAGGCACAGGGATTACCGCTGGTACAACCATTACAGGACTTGGAACTGGATCTGGAGGAACTGGCACATACACTGTTAGCGCTTCACAAACTGTAGGGTCTGTAACAGTTAACGGAACATCTATTGTTTTAAATGTTACAGCCGTTTCTTCTGGTGCATTGGTTGTTGCAAATATTTTGTCTGGTCAGGGCGTTACTGCAAACACAAAAGTAGCTACATTTTCAACAGGCACTGGTGGGGTTGGTACTTATACTGTCAATAATGCTCAGTTGTTTTTGTCTAGAACAATTGAAACTTACAGCAATACTACTGGCACTTATTCAATTAGCGTAGCCCAGAATGTGGCATCTACAACGATAACCCTAAATCAACTTATTTAAATTTAACCGCTGTTGCTGGCGGTGTTTTTCTAGTTGGAGATACTCTTTCGGGAACTGGTGTAACTTCTGGAACTACTATTATTTCCTATGGTACAGCCACAGGTGGTGTGGGTAGTTATGGGATTAGCATTGCACAAACAGTTAGTCCAACGACCATTTCTGACACATCTAGCACACTGAGTATTACAGCCGTATCAAGCGGCGTAATTGCTGTTGGAGACATTGTTCAGGGTTCTGGGGTTACATCTGTGACCACAGTTACAGCTTTAGGAACAGGCACTGGTGGCGTTGGAACTTATGTTGTTGATAAAACGCAGCTTGTGGCATCTACCTCAATTACTACATTATCCAAAACACTCAGAATTACAGCCGTGTCTTTTGGGTCAATAGCTGTTGGACAATCTGTAGCTGGTTCTGGAGTAACTGGCGGTACAACAATAGCCGCACTTGGTACGGGCACTGGCGGTGTAGGGACTTATACAGTCAACACTGCACAACAATTTGCTTCCACTTCGTTAACCTTAACTACTACCGTAACATTTGCGGCAACAACTGGATCTTCTGTAGTTAGGGTGACTACCCCTGCTAATACTGTTGTTAATGGTGCTTCAGTTGTGTTTAGTGGTGCCGCAAGTTTGGGTGGCAATATTACCGCAGCTGTTCTAAACAAAGAATATGTTATTTCATACGTTAGCACTACAAGTTTTGACATCACAGTGTCTGTAGTAGCAAATGCTTCTGACTCTGGTAATGGCGGCCCAAATACAATTATTGGTTATGAAGTTAATCCCGGCCCTGAATACGCTGTTCCTTTGGTTGGCTGGGGTGCTGGATCTTGGGGTGCTGGTTCTTGGGGTTTTGGTGGAAACAGCTTAAGTAGTTTGCGTATTTGGAACCAGCAAAACTTTGGTGAAGACTTAGTTTTTGGCCCACGCGGTGGATCGTTTTATTATTGGGACGCAACCAATGGAGTGACTACTCGCGGTGTATTAGTTTCTAGCTTGCCGGGAGCAGTTGATGTTCCTCTGATGCAAGACTTCATGATTATCTCTGACGCTAGTCGTTTTGTATTTGCATTTGGAACTAATGACTACGGAAGCTCAACAAAGAACCCAATGTTAATTCGTTGGTCAGCGCAAGAGTCTGTAGTTAACTGGGGAGTATCAGCAACCAATCAGGCCGGTAGCACCCAGTTGTCTCATGGTTCTGAGATTATTACTGCCGTTCAAACCCGGCAAGAGATTGTGGTGTTTACTGATTCTGCGCTTTATTCTTTGCAATACCAAGGCCCACCAGTAGTTTGGAGCACCCAGTTACTGGGGGACAACATTTCCATCATTGGCCCTAACGCTGCTGTTATTGCTTCTGGTGTTGTGTACTGGATGGGCGTAGATAAGTTCTACAAATACGATGGTCGGGTTCAAACATTGCGTTGTGATCTGCGCCAGTACATCTTCCAAGACATTAATTTAGGTCAGGCAGAACAGATTTTTGCTGGTACTAATGAAGGATTTAACGAAATCTGGTGGTTCTATTGTTCTGATGGTAGCAATGTAGTTGATCTGTACGTTACATATAACTACGCAGAAGACGTATGGACTTACGGCACTATGGGCCGTACAGCTTGGTTAGACTCTGGTTTGCGTAATAACCCAGTAGCAGCCACCTACAGTTATAACCTTGTTAACCATGAGAGTGGTAATGATGACAACGTAACAGGAACTCCTGTAGCTATTAATGCAATCATTGGTTCTGCTGAGTTTGACATTGATGATGGCGATCACTTTGGGTTTGTTTGGAGGATGCTGCCGGACATTACGTTCCGAGGTTCTGATACCGCATCCCCCAATGTGACTATGACACTGATCCCCATGCAAAACTCTGGCTCTGGGTATAACGATCCCATCTCTTTAGGTGGCAACCCTACGGCTACGATTACGCGCACAGCTACTGCTGTTATTGAGCAGTTTACAGGTCAGGTGTACATCAGGGTGCGTGGCCGTCAGATGATTCTTCAAGTTGAGTCTAATCAGTTGGGATGTGCGTGGCAGTTAGGTAGCCCACGTATTGACATCAAGCAAGACGGCAGAAGGGGTAACTCATGATTGTTACTTCAGAATTTGAACTTAATCAGGTTGCTGCACCTAACCTGCCGCTTGCTCCTATTGAATACAATGAGCAGTATCAAAATCAACTGAGCAATGTGCTTCGTCTGTATTTCAATAGGGTCGATGCTATTTTGGCTCAGTTAAAAGCAGACTCCATTATTCCTGCACTTACAAACTATACAGTGGCAACGTTGCCAAGTGCTAGTACATCAGGTAAGGGTGCAAGGTCTTTTGTAACA